GCTACTCAACACGATTAAAAACAGACAAAGAATATGTTGAAGATTCAGTTGCTGAATCTATTATACAAAAAGCCCAACTCGAAAGTGCAAAACGTCAAGCTGAAGATAATAGTCAGCAGGCAGAATATTTAAAGCAGCAATTAGAGCAATGGGAAGCACGACAGGGTAGAACTGCCCAATCGGCTAGAAGTTTTAGAGCTAATCAACATGGAATTCTGTCTAATCCGACAGCATCTCACTTGCAAAAATGGGGAGCAGAAGTATCGGCTGGCACATCAGTAGGTTTCCAACCCTATTCTCTAACTGACTTCATGTTCTGTAAGTATTACGGAAAAATTCCAAATAATAGATTGGTTACCCTAAGACGTTATCCATTTCCAATAGGAGATACTTTAAGAATCGGAACAACTGATCAGCGTCGAAATGCTATTCCAGTTACACAAGCTGTGACATGGTTTGGTTCAGACACTGGCAATGATTTGAATAAACTAGGAGTATTTTCATGGGATATGCCATGGGAAACATTGCCAGTGTCTGAACAGGAAGTTACCGGTAATGAAGTAACATTTAGCGACTTACTATCGGCGGTTGCAGGACTTCCTGGAGGAGATGCGGTTAAAGGCGCATTGGAAACGGCATACGCCTCGTTTAATGGAAAAGACGCTAATATTCAACAAATTTCAGGATACGAAGACAAAATGCAAAAATACCAAAAGAACTTGTATACAACAGGTCCTTATTGGAATAGAATTTACGGGCCAGTTAACGTAATCCATCAAACTAGTCGCAGGTCTAGAGGAATGCAGAATTCAAATTGGATTAATCCAATTACAGTTAAGTTTCAATATGCATTTAGATCATTTAATGGATTGAGCCCAAAAGTTGCAGCACTAGACTTAATTTCTAACTTTATTAACTTAACATACAATGATGCACAGTTCTTAAATCAATTAGCTCGATACTATCCTAAACTTGGATTGAAATTTGACCCAAGTACAAATGAAGCCTTAGGCAAATTATTAAGCAATTGGGGATCAACTTACTCAGGTAATAATGCTGAGCAATTTACAAAATTAATTGCTAACTTTACAAATGCCGCAAGTAGTGCGGCTAGTAAATTAATAAACGACCCAGCTAAATTAACTGGTGATGCATTACAAACAGCACTTATGGCAAGACTTGGAAATGCGATTCCGGATTTGATTTCAATTAAATCAGCCTTGTCAGATAGGCCAGTCGGAGAATGGCACCTGGTTGTTGGAAATCCAATGAATCCTATTTTTGTAATGGGAGATCTAATGTGCACAAATGTTTCAATGGAATGGGATGCTGAAATTGGACCAGACGATTTTCCAACTGGTGTTTCATTTACCGTAACCTTAAAGCAAGGCAAGCCTAGAGATAAGACTGCTATTGAAAGAATGCTTAACGCTGGTGAAACTAAATTGACCTCTAGTCGAATCAAGTCATCTACATTAGAAGATACATTTGGCGAAAAGAATACTAAAGACTGGGATGAACTTGTTAAAACTGACGGAGCTGCATCTAAAACTAGTCTGGATGCATATTACGGAAAAATGAAGAGTGGAGATAAAGCCGTATATGATGGTTTTAGAAATAGATTTTTACAGGGATACGGTATACCTTTACCTGGATCAGATAAAGCGGCCTCATTGGAGGCAGGCGGACTAATTGATGATAGTTTACTACTATTATATTATCAAAGATCGTACGGCCAAAACTAACCAAATTATAATGTTATCATTAAGTATTTTTCAAAATAAAAAAAGATTCACCAAGACTAATGGTGATGAGGTTGACGATCTTACTCGTAGAAGCGTAACTTTTAGGGGAGTATTAGTAGGTCAAGGAAAATTGTATAATGTAGAAGAAGGAGTTCAAATGCGAGGCGACCTTATCTCAAAGATCTTCTATCAAACTACTAACTTCCTATGTATTCTACTTAAATACAACGGAATATCTAATCCATTTTCAATAAATGTTAATGATCTAATTAGAGTGCCAGATGGAGAAGTTCTCTCAGGTATGCTAACTAATCCAGTTGATATTAACGGATCTAATAATAATTGGCAAACTTCTACCAGAAAGAAGAAGCGAACTGCCTTTATTCAACCCAAGACTAAACAGGATAAGAATAGATTGGATTATTTGCAGAAAACTGCAGGTGCGGTGGTTGCGCCAACTAATATTGCTAAAGACACATCGGTTAAGGTGGTTAATGGTAAAATTGTTTTTGGAACTGATGTTACCTCAATAAAGAAAGAGGATTGTCCAGATCCAATTTCAAGAACTAAACTGCAGGCAACATTATTAAAAAATAAAATTAGTGGTTAATGGCGCTTAGTGATCAAATATTAAAATACCTTGAGCCAAAGCTAACTCCGCCGAGCATTGATGTGCTTGATTTGGAGACACCTGAATCCGGTAAATCAATTAGGGATCCTAAGAGTTCAGGCTATGCTCAACAGTTGGGCAGAAAATCTCCGCTTGTTAAAATAGGAAATGCTAGAATCCAGCCAGACAGTATTATATCAATGAACGTTTATACAGATTCGTTGATTCCGACAATTCACTTAACTATGATTGATTCTACCGGTTCATTAACTTCAGTTGGTTTTCCAAAAACAAATCCATTAATGAGCGTATATGTTGCACCTGGCCATCCAAAATTAATGTCATTTGCTCAAACTTTCTTGATAACTAACATTCAGTCAATTCCGCTTGGAGGATATTCAACTAGATATGATTTCTTTGGAGAACTATACATTCCAAAATTAAATGGAAATTTTATAAAGTCGTATTCTAAACTATCATCTGCTCAAACACTAAAGAAGATCGCAGAAGAATTAGGATTAGGTTATGCTAATAATGAAGATTCAACTAATGATACAATGACGTGGATTAATCCTAACTTAAACTACAAAGCATTTATAAAACATGTAGTTGATCATGCATATAAAACTGAAAAAACATTCTTTGATTGTTTTATTGACCGATATTACGTTCTTAATTTTGTAAATGTTGAAAAACAATTTAAACAATATAAAAAGGACGAAGAATTACCAGTAACATATCCATCGTATTCTCCGGAATTTTTGGACTCAGCTAGAACTGAAGCTGGTAACGTACCAGATGGAGCAGATAATACGATTCCACTATTATTAACCAATATTGACGCTGGGCCGATTGGTTCGGAATTACGAATATTGGAGTACTCAATGATTGGCGATAATGGAGATATTCTAAAGACTGAAGGCTTTCGTAAGAGAGTTGTACTTTATCGACATGGAGAAGATTCTCCAGTAAAGAACTGGTTTTCAGAACCAATTTCAGAACCTTCACCGGATGGAGTAACTGCATATCAAGCACCAGAATTAACTGACTACTTAGAGAATGATATTGTAAAATGGATGGGAACTGACTATAGTAATGCTCATGATAATTATAAATTTGCAAAGCTATTAAATACGCATAATCGAATTGAGGCTGAAAAGAACGTACTAAAGGTTAAACTGCCAGGTTTCAATCATAGCATAACTAGAGGAAGCCGATTAAAGGTAGATATTTATGACACCCGTTCAAAAAAGATAATGGACGGTAATTTAGAAGATGACATGGCTGTTGATGATAGTCAAAAAATAGAAGGCACCAATAGTGCAAAGATGACTGACTTAATTTTGGACAAATACTTAAGCGATACGTATTATGTTAAGGAAATTATTTACAGATACGATGTTCAAAGACCTGAAAAATCATTTAGCACTGAATTAATTCTATGTAGAAGAAATTGGGTGCCTGAACCAAAAATGGAAAATATAGTTTAAAAAATGGCTCAATTAATAAACGGACCAAAAAGATGGAAACAATTTGTAAAGAGCTCACTTAGTGATTTACAAGATCCTACCTTTTTAACATTTGATATAGATTTCTTTCCACCTAAATACTATCTAGGTGGCGATCAAGTAGCATTGCATTATGACGCTTTATTTAAACCAAGCTTAGCTGAAACTGACCCAGGTAAAAATAAGTTTAACTTTGTTGAATGGCCAGCAATTGATTGGTTAATGGAGTATGGGTCACCTTGGACAAAAACTAAATCTGATAAGCTGATGGCGGCAACCGTGCTGCTTAACCAAATACAGGACAGCCCATGGTACTTTCAGTCAATTACTGGAATAGATTCATTATGGAAAGCAGCAAGCAGAGTAAAGCAAGGCGATAAGAAAGCTGAGATAACAATTAACTGTATTGACACAATTCAACAACCTTTACTTAGATTCGCAAACTATTATAGACAAGCAATATTCGATCAAGACCGATTGTCTTACACCTTACCGGATAATCTTAGAACCTTTGATATGACAATTACCCTGTTTGAGATTAGAGATATCCTTGATGACCGAGGTAGATTAACCAATGGATTGTATCAATTAAAGTACAGACTACAACGTTGCGAATTTGACTTTGATCAAATCTTATCTGGGCCAACAATGACCGAGGTTAAAGCTTATTCAACTGACCAACCTTTTACAACGTCATTTAAGATTAAAGCAGATTGGGTAATTGAGGAATCTGAATTTTCAACAGAATCTGATTATCATTCTCTTGGTATTTTTTCAGGAATTATGAATACTCTTGAAGGCCGAGCTCAAAGATTCTTAAGTAGTGCTGCAAGTTTGCCAGCCAGATTAATTGGAGACCTAACTAATCGATTACAAACAGGTCTTGAAACCTCTTTAGCACAAAACGTGTATAATAGAAGTAATGAGGTCTTATCCACAAACGAAGTCTTTGGCAGAAGATCGCCAGTTGGACCAGGAGGAGGATTATCAGTAAATGATGACGTTTACCAAGAAGATCTAGCTAATCCAATTGTTACGGATGGCCAGCTTGGAGACGTTTATCCATAAAATACAGTAGTTAATGAATACTAATCATGAAATTTTTAAGGATCCTACTGGATCTGATAGGCTAACAACTAAATACTTAGGTGAAGTAGTTGACGTGAATGATCCTTTGAGAGAAGGCCGTTGTAAAGTTAAAGTGTTTAGCATATTTGATTCATTAGTAGTTGATGATATTCCATGGGCAGTACAATCTCAAAAACCTGCATTCTTTGGGCAGGACGCAAAGGCTGGGTCAATTTCAATTCCTAAAAAAGGAGCAATTGTTAACGTTAGATTTAATAATGGTGATCTGTACTCTCCAGAATACGAGCAAGTGCAAGAGATTGGAGATGATATTAAGGAGGAATTACAGAAGAGTACAATTTACGAATATGAAGGCGCTCACTATTTCCTGTTTGATGGAGATGAGAAGATTAAAATGTATTTTACTAAAGGCCGAGGTTTGACATTTGAAATGAAAGATTCTTACATTAACATTGATCAAAATTCAAAGATTGAAATTTATCATAAGGACGGACTTTCATCAGTTGAATTAGATGGTAATGTGATTACTGTAATGAGTCAGTCAAATGTAAATGTTATATCAAACGCAATAAAAACAACAGCTCAAACAGTACACATTGATGGGCAAACAACTCGACTTGGAGCTTCAAATGTTGTACAGAGCGCAGTTATGGGAGATTCCCTATATGCTACAATGCTAGGCCTAGCTGCAATGATTGATGCTAAAATGCCAGTAACCGCTGGAGCTGCTCAGCAGTTTGTTAATAATATGAAAGACTCGTTTTTATCTGAAACGGTCTCAATTGGAAAGTAACTAAACTTAGTTAGGTTAGTTAGTATTATACTGTAAATAATTGACTTGACCCTTTATCTTGAAGAATTACTATGATATACTTGGAGTAAACGAAACTTCAACCCAAGACGAAATTAAAAAGGCGTATCGCAAGCTCGCGATAAAATATCATCCAGATAAGAATAAAGAGGACGGCGCTGAAGATAAGTTTAAAGACATAGCCGCTGCATACGAAACTATAGGTTCCGAA